AAGTACTCAATAGGGCCTCGAAAGAGCGGGACCAAGTTGTGGTGGCACAAGCCTTTTCTCGTCTAAAGGAACGAGTTCGTGCGGCGATCTCTGGAATTAAGAATACTGCAAGTAATGCTGAGTTCCGGATGGCTCCCTTTGGCATCTTCATTGAGGGTAAGCCTGGAGTTGGTAAGACGGAATTTCTCCAAAAGCTTTATCAAGTGTTTGGGAAAAATATGGACTTAACAACTGCTCCTGAAGGGATGTACCTAGTGGATCCGACCCGTAATTTTATGGACGGAGCTACTTCATCACAATGGTTCTTGGTATTAGACGATGTTGACCAAGGTGTGGGGTCTCTCACCCATGGAACACCTACGCATGTCTCCTTAGTTTGTGGATTGATGAATTCTAAACCAACACAGCTGGAACAAGCGGCGGTAGAGGAGAAAGGAAAGGTGTATGCTAACTACCAGGTAGGAGTATACTGTACTAATTTCCCGTTGGCGCGCTTACAAGGATTTACTCTTGAGCCTATGACTTTTTGGCGACGTTTCCATCTCAAATTTGAGATGAGCGTTAAACCTAAGTACATGGACACGCATACTGGGAGACTGGATCAGAAGAAGTTGGATGGGTCAGATGATTACTGGATTGTTAAGGTCTCTAAATTCCACGGTGCAGCTTGGGATGAAAAGAATCCTTACACCACCACACCTTTCGCGGAAGTTAAGGAGTTTGACGATGTAGCTAGTTTGTTGGCATCGGTTTCCTTATCTATGGAGAAGTACGTGGAGGTGCAGAAGAAGCGTTTGATTCCGAGAGACATGTCTACAGCTTGTGCTAAGTGTTTAGGCTTACACAATGCAGAAGAATGTCCGGCGAAGGTATTTGATCTAGATGAGATGGACGTCAATATGCCCACCCTGGTTGAGCAGAAAGCTTTGCCCCCTCGTCCGCCCCCTCGGCGCCTTAGAAGAACTTCTGAGGAGAAGATGGAGTTAGTGTCCTCGAAGAAAGAAGGTGGGAATTTCGGGCGCGCTTTTTCTTGGACGGCGCTAAGCGCCTTTCTTTTCATGGTTATGAATAGAGACGCTAGTTCGGAGGAGAGCATTGAGGAGATCCTGGAGGACAAAGTAAAGAAGTATGCTGCTTTTAACCTGTATGATAGTAAGATGTATATCATGCTCAAAGATCTCGCCTTTGCCACGGGAGGAGTGTTTCTGGCTTTGAAAACGGTGGAATCAGTCTTTGGTCTGGTGTTTTCGCAAGCATCGGTGGTTGAAGGATACGATCCTGCTCAAGGCCCACGCGAAGCGTTTGCTTTTAAGCCGGGAACCGATTGGAATCGTATTCAGATCACGCAAGTGCCTGTGTGCGTCTCACCTCGGAGCCCAACTATGACCATGGATGGTCTTAGTGCAATGGTGCGACGCAACCTGGTGTCATTGACTTGTGGAAACCGGACGATGAAAGGAGTTTTCGTGAAAGGAAATTATCTCATCACGGTGAGACACCTGTTTACGGGGGACAATGATGATACGCGCATGAAGCCACCGAATGATGCTCCATACGAGATAGAGTTGACAGGCGGTACGAAGTTTGCTAGTCGAGCAGTGTTCTCCGCCCGTCCTGCCGTGTCTGTTACAGGAGTCGCTATTCCTTATAAGGACGCTGTTGTTTTGTATGTGCAGGAAGCACCCCCTACCTTCCCGGATATTACGGATCTTTTTCCCGCTACTGGTTTAAAGTCTGCCGTTTCCATGTTCGATGAAGTTAGGGCCATCCGACCGGAGGACGATCATAGGAGAAATATCTCCAATGGTCGTTTGCTGCCGGCGGATGTGAACCCAGGGACTCAACGCCAAGGGGTCTGTGTGGAAGCGGCGTATGAGTCAGAAGACGGAGACTGTGGTACCCCCATTTCGGGGCGAGCAGGTTCCTTCGTGACTGTCTTAGGACTACATGTAGGGAAAAACGGTTACTCAGCAGGAGGTCCTGAGATTTATAAGAGGCGAGTGGAAGTTGTTCTGCAGGCGGAGATAGGGAAGGCTATCGGCGAATTGGTTAATATTTTACCCAACAGCCGTAGCACCCCTGTCTCTGTCGATTTGGAATTTCTTCGCCGCCCTTCAAGTCTTGTTCCTCAGGAGCTAGTTCCGTTGCCTGTGAAGTCATCTTTGTGGGTGGCAGCAGCTGAGATGAAGGTGCCTGTTTTCTCTCCTGGGATGTTGAAGTATCCCTTAGTGACCAACAAAATGAAGACGAAGGTGATCCGCACTTGCTTTGCCTCAGATTTTGAGGAAGAGGAAGTAGCATGGACTGGCAAGAAAGGTTATTACCAGGCGCCTATCTTCACTGGTGAGATGCGAGGAGGCAAGTGGGTCGATCCTTTCGTTACTAACCTCAAGAAGCGAACGAACGGATACATGAACGAGAGATTATTGGCGATTTCGGTTGCAGACTACACCCGCCCCTTTCAGCAGATGATAGGCCGTGACCAGGTGCGTCCTCTCTCCGATTATGAGACATTCGTGGGGTTAGATGGCACGTGGATTAACGCGGTTAAGATGAATACGTCAGCTGGTGCTCCGTTCTTGACGAGAAAGGACAAGCTGATAGTGATTGACCGTGATGAAAAGACTGTGCTAGTGCACCCGGCACTTTGGAGTGACATTGAGAAAATAGGCGCTTCATTGAAACAAGGGGCTGCGCCTTGTGGATACGTCATATGTACTCTGAAGGATGAACCTATTAGCTGGGAGAAGAATGAACAACTAGCAGCGCGAGTGTTTGGCTGTATGAATTTTTCTTTCAACTATTGGTTGAAAAAGATCGTAGGCCCTCTCGAGGCGTTAGCTCGGGCCAATCCAGAGATTACAGAGATGGCGGTAGGGATCAACATGACGTCGTTAGCGGATGTGCAATGGTTGGTGAACCGGATTCAAGGTATGATTGATGACGGTGACTATGCTTGCTTCGATGGAACTCAGGGTTTTGACCTGCGGATGAAAGGAGAGCTTGAAGTCTGGTTGATTCTGGCGCGTGTAGCAGGTTATGATGACGCGTTGGTCGAGATGGTTCGCTTGCTGATGACGGCTACCATCTACACGGTTATGGTGATGAAGAACGATCTGATGCTGACAACAGCGTGGAATCCTTCCGGAAATCAATTAACGATCACTATTAACTGTTTCGATAACTCGTTGTTGGAGCGTTACTGTTTCTTCTATAGGATGGCAGAGCAGGGTTGGGACTATATCCACGAGGATTTGACTAAGCCTACTATCGAGTTTCGCCATTATGTCGATTTAGTCACCTTTGGCGATGATGACGTGAAGGGGAAGACAGTTCAGTTGGCAGCCGGTTACTCTGCTGAAGACCAGAGAAGGATTTTATCCACCATAGGCATGACCTATACGCCTGGGGATAAAACGGCGGGCGGTGCCGCCAAGACAAAGATCGAGGAGATTTCTTTCCTAAAAAGATCTTTGCGAGAAGAGGATGGGGTATGGTTTGCCCCTATTGCGAGGAAAACCTTGGCCAAGATGCTCACAATCCGTATGAAA